CTAGCTGGAACATTAGACCCTTGAACTTTTCAACTGACCAACGTCCGTTTGAGTCAGTGTCAAGATCGAAGACACCAGCAGTAGTAGTGTTGTCCTGAGCACCAGCAGTAGCGCTGATGTTGATAGTACGAACTACTTCACGATTGATTTCAGCAAGAATTTCAGCTGAAAGAATGTTTGCTAGTTCAGTTTCTGCGTCTAGACCATGGATTGCCTTAAGATCCTGAGCAAGTTCCATAGTATACTCTGCCTTTAGAGCACGAGTAAGAGCAGTAACAGTAACCTTCTCAATTGTGAAGGCCATCTGTGGGAATGAATTACCATTGTCAACGCCAAGAGCTTCAGCGTTAGCAGTGTTCATACCAGCACCAGTGTTATAAGTGTTGGTAGCAGTTAGTGGTGAAGTGTTGGTTGCGCCAGGAATAGTTCCCTTGAAACCAAGACCGAAGTTATTAGCATCAACGCCAGTTAGACCACCAGCACCAGTGAATGCAGTGTTAACTTCGTTGTAGAATGTTTCGTTAGAAGCAGTGTTACCAACCTGAGTTCCGTCACCAGAAGCAGCGGTACCAGTCTGGTTGCTGTAACGTGAACGCATTGCGAAGATAAGTCCAGTTGGACCAGTCATTGGCTGAACGCCGCAGATATCATAAGCAATTAGGTTTGGCATTGCTCTACGAACTAGAGAAATAAGAACTGGATCGAAAGTATCGATACCACCAGAACCAGCAGTTGAGCTTGAAGCGCCCATGAAGTTTGCTGGTAGAGATGAAGAAGTTTCAGTTAGAGTCTGATAGTTGCCATGAGCAGCTGACTCAACTAAAGCCTTCTCGGTGTTTTCGAGCATGACAGCAGTTACTGAACGACGATGAGCGTCCTTGATTTCACCAAGAGCGTCGTGGTCTAGAACTGGTGCCCACTTATTTTGAATTCCCTCAGCTAGATACATTTGTTTTCCTTTCTACTAAGAAATATACTTCTTATATTTATAAAAAATTACTTTTTAACGGTTCTGGCGATTGCCTGAACATAACGACCAACTACTGGATCAACTGACTTGGTTGATTCTGTTAGTTCGCCTTCAAAGGTTTCCTCTTCAATGTTTGAAGAATATGAAGTTGTTTCAGCATTGAAATAGTTTTCCTTGACAATCATTAGCTTTTTAGCATAGACATCTAGGTCACCATCAAATTCAATACCTTCTGCTAGAGCAGCGAACTTTTCCTGCTGTGTCAATGCAAGATCAGAGGCTAGTTCAACAAAAATATCCTGTCTACGATCTTCGACAAGAACATTCTTTAGCTCTACGTTTTCAGAAATTACTTCATCCACTTTTTCTTCGAGAGCAGCGACCTTTTCAGCCATTGCCTCTAGAACATCAACCTTATCTGATGGAACATCAATGTAATGTTCAGCAAATAGGTTTCTCAATCCTTCAATGAAATCTTCAGTGATTTCTGCACGAAGGCTTGATTCAATAGCTACTTCATTTTCCTTCATCCAGTTTTCGACAACGTAATCAAGATAAGTGTCGAGCTTTGATGTTACTTCTTCACTGAAGTTTGCAATTTCTTCTTTTAATGCTTCTTCATATGCTTCTTGAAGACGAGTGTTTTCTGCGATAACTCTAGCTGAAACGGCTGCTTCAAAAAGAGTAGCAATGTTTTCTTTAAACTCTTCAGTCAAGTCCTGACCATTGAACATTTCTTCAATGTCTTCCTTAACATTCAAACGTGGCATAGCATCTGCAGTCTTAGGACCAGTAGTTCCGCCAGTAGCATGTGATGGCTTCATGTCAATAGTTGAAGAATTATGAGCAGAATTGTCACCAACACCATAAGTCTTACCAGGACCAAACTGAGCCTGAACCTGATTAAAGAAGTTGATTAGATCAGACTTACCCATACCAGCCATAACGTTCATTACGCCATGCATAGCACCGAGCTTTGACATTGGGTCTCCAGGAGCAGCCTTTGGATGAAGTGATGAAGCTGCAAGAGTTTCTTCAGAAACATCAGTTTCCTCTTCAACTTTCTTCATCTTCTTTTTCTTAGAATGCTTCTTGTCATCTTCTTCTTTTTCATCTTCATCTTCTTCGCCTGACTCATACTCTTTTTTACAAGATGCTTCGTCGATGTCAGCGAAGTCTTCTACATCATATTCTTGTTCTAAATTAGCCATTAGAATAGTCTCCTATTAGTGATTTTATTGTATTTATAAAAAATTATCTTTTAATAGTTAGCGAAGTTAGATACTGCTCGAAGATGGCGAGTTTCTGTTCTTCAAGTTTTGATTTTGACATTCTATGAATATCTTTCTTCATTTCATGAAGTCTCTCTTCATGCCAAGTGTTTTTAACTGGATCAAAAATCCACTCAACGTTTTCCATAATACCATTTACAAAACATCCAGGACCAGAAGGATCGGATACAATATCAACTGTTGATAATTTGAAATCTGGCTGAACAATCATAACACCATTTGATTCTTTTAAAGAACCCATACCACGTGTAGAAACGCCAAGCTGACCGCCTGATTCTAGAAGACCTCTAGCAATCTCTCCCATAGGAGTTGATGTAATCTTTGCTTTACCATTAAAATAATTACCATCTTGATTTAATTCAGTAATGATATGTGATACACGATCAAGATTAATGGTTGGTCCTGCAGGATGGTTTAATTCACCAAAAGCTCTTTTAGCGTTCACGACTTCACGAACATATCTAGCTACTTCTTTTTCAAGAACATGTTTAGGATAGGTACGACCATTCTTGTTCTTTTCCTCAGCAACTATAAAACGTCCAGTGATATAATGGTTTTTCTTACCATCTTCTGTACGTTCTGTAATATAATGAGTGTCTTCTATTATTTCGGTAATAAGTTTCATTTTACCCTCTGTATTCTACTGGAGCCGCTCTCATATTTGGCCCAACTACTGTGTCTGTTGACGATTTAACAACAACAAGAGCTTCAGTATTCGTAACTGTTGCATTAGCATAAACAGTTCCATTAGAATAAGCTACGTTACAAACTGCAGCTGCTCCTGAATTATAAATTCTAACAGCTGTTGCATTAGCAACTGTATTTGCTGTAGCTATGGAAATCTCTCCGCCTTTTAATTTAATAAACATTATAATGTCCCCATATCATGTCTGCCTGTAGACCAACCAGCAGCGCCTGGTCCGGTATAATCAGTATTAGTTGCTGAACCTGATTCTTTAACATTCTTACGTTTAGCATCGTAGTAAGCACCAAGAGCCATCTTCTGGCGTTCTTTAGTTGACTTACCGGAAAACTTAGGATTATCTGAATGAACGAAATCGTGAATCCACTTTGATACTGGATCTTTAACTGACAATACTTCATCAAGATATTCAGTTTCTTCTTTTATTTTACCACCAACTTTGGCTTTACCAACTGATGACTTGTGTTCAGCGCCAGCTTCAATATTTCTCTTAGCAACACCAGCAGCGAACTGACGAGCGCCACCAAACATAGATCCGGTGCTTTTTAATTCATTATAACTTTTCTTACCTGGTTTAAGTTTAGTAACAGGAACGGTTGACTTTGCAGCAATTGCAGATAATTCTTTTGCTGCTCTACGTTGAGCATCGTCTTCAATGCGACCCTCGTCCATTACTTTCTTTTTATCAGCTAGATATTCACGGCCCTTAGAATCTTTTTTCTTTGACTTCTGCATGTTAACGTCGTTTTCTTTTGTTGGACATGCAGATTCACCATGAACTTCACACATCACACCTTCCATGGTGTGATTACAACCAGCACCTTCGCCTAGTTTCTTACCTTTGGCTGCAGCTGCCTGAAACTTTTCTTTACCATATTTCTTACGACCAATCCATGCTGCTAAAGCTGCTGGAGATTTCGCACCAGTTTGAGTTAGCTGACCTTTAAGAGCGTTGAATCCCATATAATTTTCATCAACATCTGATTCCTTAACAGGTAAAGGTAAAGGACGAGAAGGTTTCTTTTTTCCAGGATATCTTAAACCGCCTCCAGCAGCCAATTTACTACCAAAATCGCCTGGCTTATAATCAGCAGGTCTTGGAGGAAGGTCAGCAGGATTTTGTTTACCAATAAATTTTACTCTTTCTGCCTCATCCAGCTCTGATTCCTCTTCAGTTTCTTCGTAAACACCATCAGACTGAAACTTATACTTGTCAGTCTTTTTAGTTTTACCTTTATAAACATCATCGCCATTACCTACACGATCAGCATGAGTTTCAATTTTATGTTTCTTTATAAAAGCTACGCCATCTTTAGCGTTCCACTGATACATGTTCTTATCATCAATTTCTGGTGGTGCTATCTTACTAGATTTAACTCCAGCAAGAATTGATTTAAGATCCTTGGCCATTTATTCTTCCCCTGAGTGCTCTAGTTCTGATTCTTCAGCACCAATCTCATCGTCTGCATAATATTCTTCTGGTGGTTCGTAACCATACATTTGTTGTGCGATTTCTACTTTTTTGTTTTCTACTGCAGTTCTAATTCTATCTACTACTAGATCATTAAATGCAGCTTCAAATTCTAATGGTTTCTGCATGACAGCAGAAGTTACTAAATCATCTAATTCATATTTATTTTCTTCTGACATCTATCTCACCTTTATTGTTGTGTTGTAGGAGCGCCACCAGCTTGCGCCCTGGACCTTAACTCTGGGTTTTTAGCAATTATTTGAACAGCAGCTTTATACTTGGCTTCGTCAGCCATAGTTCTGTTTGCTTTTGGCATCTTTTTCATTTGATCGACAATCATTTCAGCATTACGAACTTGTTCCATTTTCTGAGCTTGTTCCGGATCGTTTTCCACAGAACCTTCTACACCTGGTTGTAACTGCTGTTGCTGCTGCATTTGTTCAGTAGACATTTGAGCTTGTTGTAATAATTGTTCATTATTAATAACAGCAGGATTAATCCATCTACTATCACCAGCTTGAACCTGTTTATTTTCAACTTGGATCTGTTTATCAATTTCAGAAATATCATAATCTGGCTGATGTAGAACATTTCTACGAACCCATTCATGACTATAATATTTACCAATCATATCCTGAATATTTCTAGCTTGATTAATTCTTCCTTCTAGAATTTCAGCATCTTTAAGTTCTGTAAAATAATTATCCTTAGCGTAATCATACTTGATGAAGTTGGCCATCTGAGCCCAATCATCAAGCGTGGTAATACCTTTAAGAATAAGCTGTTTTTCTAACATCTTAGTAAACATGTTAGCAAATCTAGCTCTTAAACGAATACAAAATCTAGTAAACTTTAATTCGTCTCTGGTAATTTCAGTAGCACGACCAATAGAAAATAGTGCATCTGAATTCAAACGACTAATTGGAACGTTCAATGCGTTCAAGAACTTCTTCTGGAAATATAGAACGTCATCCATTTGACCTAATGTTTGACCGCCAGGTAGGGTAGTAACCTCCGTACCTCTACCACCTTCACGACGTGGAAGCCAATAGTCTTCCAACATTGTCATGAATTTGCGGTCATCTCTAATGTCGCCTGTTTGGGCGTCATAGATTAATCTGTTTTTATGCTTAACCATAATATCACGAACATACTGCTCTGCCTTCATCTTAGGTAGATTACCAACATCAATATACCAAATACGACGTTCAGGAGCACGAGCAAGACGATAGATAACTAGAGCGTCTTCTAATGTTCTAAGCTGGTTAAGTGGCTTAATTGCCTTATGAAGATAGGAAAGAACCATTGTTCCTTGGTTGTCAGTCAAACCAGAAACACAATGTAGAATAGAATCTTTAGCAATTTTCAAACCAGTGGTCGACGGACCTACTGCTTTATTACCAAAGTTAAAACCTTTATCGTTGAAGATAAAATATTCATTAACAGTTTTAGTTACAACTGCATCGCCTGGATTGGCAACTTGAAGCCTTTTCTTTTGAACTTCACGAACCTTACGAACTTTACGAGGATCAATATATCTTAATTCTTTAATACCAGCCGCTGGGTTTTTTTCATCGATAATTACATGATAGTATAAACGACCATCGATATACCAACGACGATAGATTTCATAAGCATATTTGTTAAATTCTAGAAGACTTAAACAATTTTTAAATTCTTCTGTAATTACTTTTTTGATATTATCATTGACTTTTA